TTCAAGTCCGGTTCGGGCCACCAAAACCCCTCTTTTTTCGATTTGGAAAATCATAGAAAAACGTAGAAAATCGAGTAAAAAAATCTCTGAAAGCCTTGGAATTTAAGGATTCCAAGGCTTTTTTGTTTTTTCAGCCATTGGAAAAACAAGGAAAAGCATAGAAAAATAAGTAAAATCTTTTGTGGGGCAAATTATGGGGCAGAAAAATTGCCTCACAAAGATATTTACTTATGAAATTCACTCAGCGCAACTTAGAACTCATAACCGAGAACGGGAAATACTCAGACCCGATTACGAGTGGTCTTTTTCTCAGAGTTAGAAAACAAAAATTTAAGAGCTGGTACTACCGACGATGTATCGATTACAACCGGTATGAACTCGGCCTTGGCTCGTTTTCAAAAGTGAACCTTTCCGCTGCTCGTTCTGAAGCTGCTCGTTTGAATGCTATGCGTGACGAGGTGTTTTTAGAGTTTCTCTCCGCCAGAAAAGAAAAAGAGAAAGTTGAGCCGGAAAAGAAATCCCTGGTTTTCCGCGATGTGGTAGACCAATTTATTCATTGGAATATTGAGGTCGGTAACTGGGAAGAGCTTGATAAGGCCCATAAAATATTCGAGGGGCGCATGCGGATGTACATTCTGCCCGTTATCGGAGACCTCCCTATTACCGATGTTCAAGAAAGTCACGTGGCCGAAATTGCCAAAAGCATATGGGATAAACCGGATACAGTAGACCGGTGCCTGCGATTTGTCCGTCAAGTGTTCAATTGGGCAAAGGCCAACAAGCTTTGCTCTCAGGATAATCCTGCCGATCGGTCTGGAGCCCTGCAGTATCTACTCCCGCAAAATAAACACGTCAGTAAAAACCGAGGCGCAATCAGCGTTAAAGATTTGCCGGACTTTTTCGCCTCTATTTATTCAGAGTTCGGCTCTCGGACATCCGGACGATGTTTTCTGTTTGCGATTCTTACGGCGACTCGATCTGGGACGGCTCGAGCAGCAAAGTGGGAACAGATCAACTTTGATGCGAAAGAATGGGTTATTCCTCCGGAACAATTGAAAATGAGCAGTAACGGTGCTCTTATCGTTCCGCTGGCCGATCCGGTGATTGAATGGCTGCTCTCTTGGCGCCCGGAGAATGCGTCCGGACTGCTCTTTCCAGGACCAAAAGGAAAAATTTTAAGCGACTCGATGGTTTCCCGGATCATCGCTTTAAGCTGTAAAAAAGACCACAATTGGTTGGATGAGGCTCAATCTCTGAAAACCATGAAAACCGTCCGACCAACACTTCACGGCTGTGCTCGAGCGACGTTTAGGACATGGGCACAGGACGACACCCTGGGGAACGACAAGCGATTTGATCCTAGAATTGCAGAATTGTGTCTTCATCACAAAGTCAAGGACATTTACAACGGAGCCTATGAGAGAAATCAATCATTCCTGCGACGTCGAGAAATGATGCAAGCGTGGGCAGATTATTGTTTTTCTAAGAAAAGAAAAGTCTCTAAAGAGTAGTCCTTTGGTTTCAGTGCCAAATTATCAAGTCCGTACTCTTGACCTCACACTGTTACAGTTTTATCCTTGAAGTCTTTTCTGCGATTGTGTTATGCTTTGCGTGCGGGTAGTTAAGGCTACGCCGTATACTTCGCGGAATCGAATTAACGTTTAAGCGATCTTTCAAGATAGCCGACCGCGAGGGAAAGAGCCGCGAAAGCGGCTTTTTTATTGTTCAAATTTCTCCAAATGGAATTGATTGTTTTTTCTGATGAATCAGGGGTCCTGGACCGAAAAAATAACGATTTTTTCGTTTTTGGCGGCCTTGTTTTTACATCGTATGCCGAGATGGATACTGCAACGCGCCTATATGCCAATGCAGAGAAATATGTAAAACAAATTGAAAATTTGTCAGAAAACGAAGAGGCTAAGGCCTGCATTTTATCGAACTCATTAAAAGGAAAGCTCTTTAGATCGCTTAATCGTTTTGAAAAATTCGGCGCTGTTGTCCAACAGAAACGGGTTAACGAAAATATTTTCAACCACAAAAAATCAAAGCAAAGATATCTCGACTACGTTTTTAAAATAGGTATTAAACGAAAGTTTATGAGTATGGCAGAAAACTCTGTGTTCAAGCCTATTGATGTAACGAAGTTGACTTTTTACGTTGATGAGCATTCAACGGCAACTAACGGAAGATACGAATTAGAGCAGGCCTTAGAACAAGAATTCAAGCACGGCACCTTTAATTTCAATTACCAAATCTTTTATCACCCGATATTCAAAAATTTACAATCTGTGAAGGTAAATTTTGTGGATTCCAAAACTAGAACGTTGGTGAGAGGGGCCGATATTATTGCAAATAGGATATTTCACCATGCGCTTGAATCCGACCTTACATCTCTAAGATTGAGACAACGTTTTTGTATTACAGAATTTCCTTAACGAAAAACCCCGGATCCCGGGGCTTTGTTTTATCCATTTTGGCTCGCAATGTAACGGTTGAGATCCGGCTGCAGGAACCCTCGCTTTTTCCCGCGGAATTGAACCGGACAATACCTAATAAAGCTGTCGTCCAGATATGGGACCCACTTCTTTTTGCCGTCTGCTGTCCGGGCAAAGTATCCGCCGGCCAGCCAATTTTCGAGTGTTTTCGGAGAGACTCCGATGATCTCTGCCGCCTCTCTCAGCGGGATGAATTTAGCTAACATTTACTGCTCCTTACGTTCCAACCCTTTTGTTTCTTCCCGAAGAATTCGTCTGAATTCTTTGGCTTCAGGATTGAACTTCATTGGCTCTCCGTTGAGCGTCTCGTTCAATTTATCGAGCTTTTTGAACATAGATAGAATGAAAAATGCCTGTTTCTGGTTGATTAAGATTGTGTATTTTTCGCTCATGGTTATTTTTTCTGGTGCTCACCTTTCTTCCGGGGAAAGATTTTTATTGTTCTGAGTCAACGAAGTTTTAACTCTCTCAAAAATACGGTTGTTTCCTTCCATGATTTCCTCCTTCACCTATCTGGGTCGTTTATCCAAGAGCTGGACGCTCTCGGCGATGATTTTTGTTGTGTAACGGTTTTGGCCGTTTTGATCCTGCCATTTGTCAGTTTCAAGTCGGCCTTCGATGTAAATGCTCGATCCCTTGCCGGTGTATTTTTCAATAATTTCAGCCAGCTTATTCCACAGCGTGACCGTGTGCCATTGGGTCTTTTCAACTCGTTCGTTGTCTCGATTGAAGTAGCTGGTTGTTGCGATCGAAATTTCGGCGACCTTAATACCGGAGTTCGTAATACGGACGTCCGGGGCCTGGCCGAGATTTCCGATCAAAATTACTTTATTGACTGAGGCCATTATTCGCCCTCCTCTTCCTTGATTTTTGCCACTGCGTTAAGAAGCATTGCTGCCAAATTTGCAGCGCCTTTTACCGGGAGAATTGCTAAATATTTTTTGTTGTCGGATGTCCTGGATTTACAGAACAGAGAAACGAAGGGAAGTTCACCATAAGTCCCGTTTTTCATATCCAATTCAAGCTTCCCGATGTCTATTCCGGTGACTTCAAGGGGAACAAAGCCTCGAGCTTTTACTTGTTTGACAACAGAGGCTGTTAAAAATTCATCGAGTTTTTTGTCATTTGTTTCTGCATTTTTCATTCTGTTTCCTTCTTAGTTTTTCGTTTTCGATTTGGATTTAGGCATCTATGTCCTCAATATCTGTACTTGTAGTGCCGGTCTTTCCCGGCTGTCATCCTTATCCGATAATTGAAGTGTCCAATTTCATTAACGGTAAGGAGGAAAATATGGATGAAAAATCGGTAAAGTTTTTAGAGGAGCAAGCTATTCAAATCATTTGTTCTGCACTGCAAGGAGGATCTATTACTCTTCCATTTGGCAGAGAGGTTCATGTCGAACTTCTTAAAAAATTCAATAATCCCAACTGGGAACTTACTAAGGAACAAATTATTGAATCGACAATACATGAAGATATAAAGCCTCTTGCAAAAGCTGATGCTGCATATCTGTTCGCTCTCTTTGATGCACTGACCTCAGACACGAAAATATAGAAATTCTCCTACGTCGGAACTTTCATCAACTTGCGCACTAATCTCAAGATAAAAAATAGTCGCAAGTAAAAACGGAATCTGATATTTGGGTCCAACTGAATCAGAAACGCTTTTTTGGAGCGCGGCTTTCCAGATATCGACAGCTACATTACGGCATAGTTTTCTATTTGGTCGTCCGCGCTCTTTATTGAAATTCTTGATGATCTTTGTGAGAACTTTTCTTTCACGCTTTTTCATTTAAATTCCTTTTAGAGTTAAGCCTCTTATCAAGGCAAACGTTGAGACTCTAAAATCAATCAAGTCTCTTATTAGAAAGCACAGATAAGTAGCCTTTGGCGTCCTTCTTGTCGAGCAGCCCCAGTGCAGATGCCGTTTTGATTAGAAACGGAGCGGAATCTTCGGGGCTGACTTCATAATTGCGAGTCAGCACGATTGTGTTCTCGAAGATTTTTTCAAGAATTTTTCTTTTGCGTTTTTTCATTTTGTGATCCTTTTGCTTGTTTACTGTCGAGTGCCTGTGGCTTTTTCGCAATTCATGTCTTCCAGAATCTTCGTGCAGGCATCGCGCAAGGTCTGTATCTCCCTTGGGCTGGCCAGATAAGCAAACCGTTCTCCGTTTATGCGGATAAAGTGAAAGACTCCCAGTGTCAAGCCTTGGCCGGTCCCAATTTCGACTTTGCTTGCTCCCAACAGATCGATAAGCTTAGTTTTTTCAGAAATTTTTATTGTTTGGGCTACATCCTGTTTCACGGACAATGTTTTTCGAATCACTGTCGTATCTAGGTCTGAGATTTCCTGAAAGAGGTCAATCATGTCTACTCCTCCGGTAGTCCGGCGAATATGGCTCCCACGGTCCTCTCTGGGCATTCGCAAAGAGAATGCCTAAATCCAACGTAACTTTATCGAGCTGCTTCATGATCGACTTGTAGATTTTTGCATCTTCCTGATAACGATTGATGGCTTTATTGAGAAGAACTTCTCGTTGCTTCAGACAGTCAAAAATTTGTTCTGCTTCTTCAATACCGAGATATAGGGTGAGTTTGCCGTCGCTCATATATGCACCTTCTGGTTCTTGCCTTCCTTCTCCTCATTAAGCCAGTAGAAGCCCAAGTGCTCATTAGCCAGAGTGGAGCCTAAGGCTCGATAGGTTCTGTCCAATTCAGCCATGATCTTGTCTGTCCGGCGATCGTCTTTTGGGTAACAGAGCTGCTTTGTCAGGTCATCGCAAACTTCTATCAGGCGGACAATCCGTTCAAGGCTTTCACGTTCTAAAAGGAAGGTCAGTTTGTTGCCGATCATTTATGCTGGCTCCTTGTTGACGGCAGCTCCGCGATCAATCGTCAAGCCATGATTCTTCAAGATCAAAACATTGCCAATTCGATAGCAAAGTTTTTCGATCTCCCACATGAATTCCCCTTTCCGGTCTGGATCGCTTTCGCTGGCCTTCTCAAGTTTTTCTTTTTGACTCAAAAGATCGACTACGAAGTCCATATCCGACTGGGAGATTGAAAAGGTGATGTTTTCAACTCTCATTTATTCCTCCGGCAGCCCTGCAAGATTGCGGGAGAGAATCATGATGCAGTCGGTAAACAACTCTCTGGCTGCCGGATGCGGGTACGGATTGGAGGCAACACAGGCTCCGAGCAGTCCGATCAATTCGATCACGTGCTCTTTGGCCATTTTGTGATTGCCGTCTAGAAGGACATTCAGAAGGTTTTGGGTAGAGCCGAAAAGACGGCCGAAAGACTCACCGCTCCAGGCAAGCAATTGGCTTGCGCTGTTGTTGATGGTGATGGCGTCGACGTTTGAAAAGAAGATCCAAACGGGTAGAGAATTTTCAGTGTTTAACATAACGCACCTCATTGAGAGATGCGTTCAATATACTGAACTTCGAGAATAAAGTAAAGCAGTTTGAACTCTTTCCGATTTTATTCAGATAGATTTTTGGAAAGAGAGATCAAAATTTCTTGAGCTAGCTGTTGTTTTGGCTTAGGCATATCGTCGACTAATTCAGCCACTATCTTTGCCTCAGGCGACATTTCTGCGTTCTCTCCGATTTCTGGTTTGCCTTTGCCAAGAATTAACCAAAAAGGATTGATATTCATGAAGTTACAGATTTTCATTGCTGTTTCTGCACTTATTTTTTTGGTTTTCCCTGAGCAAATTTGAGAAATGGTGGATTTAGTTACACCAATGCCTTTGGCCAAATCAATGGCTTTCATTTGCCGGAGCTCTAATGCAAAGCTCAGTCTTTCTCCAACTGTATTCATAAGTTCAGTCTAGGAAACATTTGGTTCAAATTGATGAACAAAAATAGTTGCAGAAACAGTTCAAACTGCTTAACCTATAAAAATGAAAAAGGAACTAGCAATCAATCTGTTCGGATCTGGAGTGGCTCTAGCCAGGGCTATCGGATTAGGAAAATCCGCCATAAGCATGTGGCCGGAGACCTTGACGATTCGTCAACAGGACGAAGTCATCGGTGCTGCTATTCGTCTGAACAAGATCACGCCAGAACAAGCCAAGGAGTTGATTACGAATGAGAGACAAAGGCACGAACGAAGTCAGGGCTCTGCTAACTGATTTGGCGATTTCGGTAATCCGCCAAGTCGTGGCTGATGATCCGGATCGATCCCAAAACTCGATCATTAGGGACGTTATGGACGCGTGGGCTAAGAAGAAAGTCATGAGGGACCTCCGTAAGCGTGATGCTCTCAATTTACGCATACAGGAATACGAACACCATGGCGTCGATACGACGCTGATTCGGCAGGAGACGGGAAAGTGAGAGACGGCTACGGCAGAACTTTGAAAAAACACCGCACACTGCCGACCAGTGCCGTAACTACCGGCAGGAGAAGGAAGAAAAATGACAGAAGAAGAAAGAACTCAAGCTCAAAAGCGACTGGAGCGCAGGCTGCAGGAGTTGGACTCACAAAGACTTTCTCGAGGGAGTACTGGTTCTCGAATTGAAAAAAATTTGTGCTGGACGCTGATGTTTTTTGTTTTGTGTGCGCTGGTTACGGCTGTAGTGCTGTTTGTAAATATTTAACCGTTGGGTTTCGGAGGTCCGGCTAGATACAAAGCCGCTATCGAAAGTGAGAGTAATTAACTCATGCCGGATTTCCTTTTGGAATTGTGGATTAATTTTTATGCAAGTTGTTGAAGTGCTGAGAAAAAGATTTCAGAGGCTTATTCCCCGAAAGAGTAACGGTCACGCCGTCTCTGATTTTTTCTTCATCAAAAATCAAAATGCAGCTACGGTTTTTGGAAGTAAAAAAGAAGCTGCCCTTCAAAGCAGCTTCTCCGTTCCACACGAGTTCTTCACCGACTTTCTCCACGGGCTGGCCGTATTGACAATACCAAGAGTAATCCAAACGATCGCGAATGTATCCGATAAAGAACGGAACATTGCAGGTTACACGGTTAAAAGGAACAGCAATGATGTTTTTGGCAGTCAACTTTACTGCAGTGTAATTGGCGGGCAAATAATATTTTTTGCTGTCGAGAACTTCGGCTTCCAGAACGGTCTTCGACCCGGGAATCAACTGGTAAATGGAAAGAAAGCAGTAGTTAATCGCTGCGGCCAGGGATTTAAGGTATTTCTTGAGTTTTCTCATCAGTTTCTCTCTTTTGGTTGGCTTAATGAGAGTGATGGCAGTAAGAAAAGCTCCCAACGCTCCAATAAGCAAACCGGTTGTTTCAAGGACGGTTTTCATGGCCTTCTCCTTAGATTGAGGATATTTAGTTTGGCAACTCTATTTTCTCACTCTTCGGGGAAGGTCTCCCACAAATTTCGACATGTCAACTCATTGATTTCATAGGCTTTCGAGGTGCACCGAGTGTTGCAACACTTGCCATAAGACCCGGGCCGCGGGTGCACCTCCTTTCTTTCAGGGTCTAAAGGGTCAAAATATGGCACGTACTTTTAAAGACATTGAAGAGCAAATGGCCTCGGTAGGGATTTACATTCCGCCCGGCTTTGAACTCTATGCAAATCGCGATAACTGGAAAAGATTTAAACCTCGCGACTCTCGATTCAAACGAGGCAAAGAGGCCTGGTTTGCAATTTGGGAGCACAGCCTTTCGTCCGGAAAAAAATATCTTTTTGGTGTATTCGGCATTGGCTCTGAGAGCTATCGAATCGAAAACAAACGCACCGGATGGACGGCCGAAGAAAAGATCGAAATTGATAGCCGTCAAGCGGAAGATCAAAGGGTCATTGATGAGGCCATCCGGAAAAAACGTGAACAGGCAACTCAGCGTGCAGCTTCGATGTGGGACAGCGCTGCGACTCAGCATTCTATCGCGGCCGACCATCCTTACGTCCAAAAGAAAAAAATCAAACCTGCAGGAGCTCGCCAGTTAGGCGGAAGCATCTTAATTCCGTTAAATAAATTTACAGATTCCGGCACTTCACTGGTCGGATTACAGACTATTGCTGAAGCTGAAGAAGATGACGGATCTAAGTCCATCTCTAAGAAGTTTCTTTACGGAAGCGAAACAAAAGGCAGTTGGGCTCTAATCGGACAAATTACCGAAAAAACCGAGATTGTCTATTTGTGCGAAGGATGGGCAACGGGATGTTCCGTTTATGAAGCGGTCAAGCTCCCGGTAGTTGTCGCATTTTCTGCCGGCAATCTGGAGCCGGTACTGACCGAATTTAAGAAAAAATATCCGGACATATTTTTTATTATTGCTGCAGACAATGACTGCCATTATGCAGATCGCCTCCAGGCGGACGTCAAATCCCGACTGAATTACGAACTAAGGATTTTTGCCCAAAGATCATCTTCCCGAATTCAATATGTTGATACTCCTGATGGTCAGGTGTCCATTGATGCATATTGGGGAGAAAAAGATGGCGAGACTTGCGTTTACTACGCTGAAAAGCATCCGGGACAAAAACAATTCGGACGTCGAACTCTTTTAAATGTTGGAGTCGCTAAAGCAAAGGCCGCCGCTCGCCAGACGGCAGCCAAGGTTATCTGTCCGAAATTCGCGGAGCCTAAAAACGGAGGAACGGATTTCAATGACCTGGCTGTCGAAGAAGGTATTGAAGTAGTTCGAAATCAGCTCGATAGCAAAAAAGCAGCTTTTATTGAGTTCGATAAAAGCCCTAAAAAAACCACTGCGGAAAACAAATCGAAGAATGTCTCCGATCTGGAGAAAGAAAAGGAAAAGATCAAAAAAATAGTAAACGAGCTCGGGGAACGATTTGTTCACGTTTATCCGGACGATGTTTGCTGGGATCTGCAGGAAAAATTACTAGTCAAGATCGGAGTCTTGAAGTCTTGTTACGACTCAAAGCTGGTTACCGGATATTTAAACAATTCGTTCGGAAACTTGAAAAGAGTGCGGAAGGATCAGCTGGTATTCCGTCCCGGCGGCAACGTGCCGGACGGATGCATAAATATTTTTACCGGCTGGCAGACCAACCCCGATCCGAATGCTCAGTGCGATTTGATCCTCGCCCATTTGTTCAATATTTGCGGTGAGGATGAGAATGTTTTCGACTGGGTGTTGAAGTGGCTGGCCTATCCGATACAAAACCCGGGTGCCAAGATGCATACGGCGTTAGTCGTATTTGGAGAACGAGAAGGCACAGGCAAAGGAATGTTTTTTGACGTAATGGAACGAATTTACGGTCGGCAATATTCCCGACACGTCGATCAGCAGCTGATGACCTCAAGATTCAATGCGTGGCTGTCTCAGAAACTTTTCATTGTGGCCGACGAAGTTATTACGAGTAAAGAGCGAAAGGAGCTAAAAGGAAAGCTCAAAAACCTCATTACGAGTCCCGTTCACCAGCTTGAAGAAAAAAATCAGCCTGTCCGGGAAGAGGATAACTTTACGAATTTCGTTTTTCTTTCAAATGAGATGCCGCCTCTGGCCCTGGATTGGTTTGACCGCCGCTACATGGTCATTGAATACAATGCGGATCATCCGCAGAAATACTTTAAAGACCTCAGCGACGAGATTGAAAATGGCGGAGTGGCAGCTTTCTGCCATTACCTACTGCATTACAACTTAGAAGGCTTCGGCCCGTCGACTAGGCCTATTGAGACAGAGGCTTCAAGAAATCTGAGAATGGTCGGAACAGATTCTGCCAGGCGATTCATTATGGATTGGCTGGATGGAGAAACTCCGTTTCCTGTTGGCCCGGCCCCGTCTCAGGATCTATTCAGAGCCTATCAACTTTGGGCGCCTGCGGCAGGTGAGCGGTCCGTAATGAATGCAAAGATGTTCGGAATTAGAGCAAGTTCAATATTGCCGAAGATGGAAAAGCTCCGGGCACAGATTTTCAAAGAGGAATTCAATCCGGAGATTGCGGGAGCATCCAGAGAGTATCTGGAGCGAAGGGTCACGGTATATTTTCCCGGAGTTGATCCTGTCGAGTTATCTTGCAATCCTCCAGCGAAGGACATTCTCAGTCCTAAGCTCAGAGAATTTCAAGAGGCAGTTTATTCAGCGAACCGGAGGTTCAGGAATTATGGCCACATTTAGCCTCCTCCCCCGCACCCCCTCTTCGTTGAGCGCTTTCGCGCGCCGAAAAATCGGGAAAACGGCCTCCGGATACCATCGCGGATACCATTTGGATACCATTCCGGATACCGTCCGGAGTGAGCTTTTTGACATAAATTCAAATGGTTATCCCTCCTTGGATACCATGGATACCATCTTTTCAACTCTTAACGTGCGTGCGCGCGTGTACGTAATTAATACGGATAAAAAGAGCAATAAAGAAAAAGCTCTCACGCACGTATTAAATACAAAAAATGGTATCCATGGTATCCAATATATAAATAATCCAATAAAAACAAATAGATATAAAAATTTAATGGTATCCAAAATCATATCCAAATGGTATCCAAATCATATCCATGAACTTTTTCTTTTAAAGGACGAAAAATTGGCCAGAATCCCAAGAATTAAACACATCCTTATTAAATGGATGAACTGGCGGAATAGAAACCGCATCAGAATGCATTGCCTTCTGGCTTTAGGAAACGATGTCGTTAATTCCTCCAGGACGCCGCAGGATTTAATTAACGCTGCCGGGGTTGATTTCTACATGATGCGGGTCGACAAAATCATCAGCAGATTGCCGGACGAAGAAAGAACAGCTGTTTTCGCCGTCTATGGCGGAAGAGTCCGTACAGGTATGGCGAGAGCTGCCATTAGATTGTCCGTGCATAGGAACACTCTTTTTAATCGTCTTTGTATGGCAGACAGAGATATTGCGGAAGCTTTAGATGAGATTGCAAACAATGCTGAAAATACTAAGGGAAAATACCGACGCGACATTTTTGACGAAAAAGTGCTATATTTTCGTAAAATTCAGCGGAAAGAGCGCAAAACGCCTTTGTAGCGCTTTTATTTTTCTCCCTATATCCTCCCCTATCCCTTTTAAAGCTCAACGCACACAAGCGATTTTGAGCGGGAATATAGGCTTTTTCCAGCAGTTCTCTTTGAAAGAAAATACTCTCGTCCAGTGACGGCTGGAGAAAAATATTTGAAGAATTAACTTTGATTCTCCATGTTCGCTAAAACAAAGGAAATCATGAATGAGTATTGGCTTTCCCGGCTGAGCCATATCAACCGGGCCAATGAACCACCGCAACCTCGGAAAACGCACATATAACGCAATATTCGAGACAGCAAAAAACGCCAGATTTGCGATGTAAAGAAAAAATCGAAGACACACAAAAAAGTTAAGCGCCCTCCGGGCGCTTTTTCATGGGAAAAAATATGGATTTAGACAGAAAGCTCCAGATCGTTTACCGAAAGGTCGAAGATCTGATTCCTTACGAAAGAAACTCCCGAACTCACAGCGAAGAGCAAATTGAGAAAGTTGTCGCCTCAATTAAAGAGTTCGGTTGGACGAATCCGATCCTCATTGATGAAGAACAGGGCATTATCGCCGGTCACGGTCGCCTTGAGGCCGCAAAACGCCTCGGCATGAAGGAAGTGCCCGTTCTTGTCCTGACCGGCCTGACAGAGGCACAAAAACGCGCCTATATCATTGCCGACAATAAACTGGCTCTTGAGGCAGGTTGGGATGAAGACCTTTTGAAGGAAGAGTTGGAATGGCTCACCGCGCATGATTATTCATCCGAAGTAACCGGATATGACGAGAAAGAAATTCAAGCTCTCCTGTCTTTTGAATCGGAAGCAGAGTCGGACGAAGAGGATTCTGAGGTCGTGGACGAGGCAGAGAGTGAACAGCCAGAAATTAAGGATGCCGAAATCATCCCTGTGCCTCCCGTTCCCAAAACTCGGTCGAAAGATATATGGATCTTAGGAGTGCACAGACTCATGTGCGGAGATTCGACCGACGAGGCCGATGTGGCTAAGTTAATGGGGGGGGGAGTAAATCTTTATCTAACTGATCCTCCATATAACGTTGCGTACACGGGTAAAACCGCGGATGCCTTAACGATTCAGAACGACAAGATGGATGATGAATCGTTCAGAACGTTTTTGCATAGGGCATTTAAAGCGGCTGATATGGTATTGCTTCCGGGCGGAGTTTTTTATGTTTGGCACGCAGATTCGGAAGGCTTCAATTTCCGCGGTGCGTGCAGAGACGTTGGCTGGACTGTGCGCGAGTGCCTGATTTGGTCTAAAAACTCTATGGTCTTGGGTCGCCAGGACTACCAGTGGAAGCACGAGCCCTGCCTGTACGGATGGAAGGAAGGCGCAGCGCACGCTTGGTATTCGGATCGCTCTCAGACGACTGTTCTTGAGTTTGACAAACCGGTTCGCAATGCCGCGCATCCGACAATGAAACCGGTTGATCTCTTTGCTTACCTGATCCAAAACAGCTCTAAAGAAGGAGACATTGTCCTCGATTCCTTCGGAGGATCAGGTACAACGATCATTGCCTGTGAAGGACTCAAGAGGCAGGCTTGCGTGATGGAACTTGACCCGGCGTACTGCGATGTGATTATCCGTCGTTGGCAGGATGCAACAGGGCAGAAAGCGGTTCGTGAGGATGGGAAAACGTTTGATGAAATAGCCGTCTAGGACTTTTTTTCCATCTCTAACAGAGGAGTTCCGTTAAACATCCAGTACTGCGGGCCTCTGACACCCCTACTGCGGTTTAAAAGTTGTTTTGCAACAGCGGTTAGACTGGTGATCTCTCCTTTGTACTCGATATGCCGATTGTCAACGACTTTAACTTTTATTCGCTTATCCGGAATGTAGTTCAATAGGTCTCCGGGATTGAGACCAATTGAAAATAGGTCAATTCTCGCTTGCTTTGAGGGTTTACGTTCGTTGTATCTGTGCAAGCGTTTTTCTGTTCCGTGTATTTCTGCGAAAGATTGAAGTTTTTGAAAAATTGCCTCTGGACTGGCTTTGAAAAACTCACGACGCCGTGTTTTGCCATTGATTTCTTCTTGACTTCTTTCGAACTCTCCTAAGAGATCATGGAATTTCTTATCAGCAACCGCGCAGGGAACGTCGTAAGTTGCGAAAAGGCGAAAGGAAAAAGGAAGCATTGTCGAATTATTCAGCTTTTTTAGCCTTTGAGGCAGATTTGTTGTGAACCCAACCTTTACCCATTCAGGAAAGGACGGGTTGGTCAGAATATAGATCGTTCCGGATGTTTTTTTTTCGCATTGTTTGCTCCTTGGTTTCCGATATTTTAATGACCCAAATAGCTTTGAATTTTTATTGTTATTTTTCAATAGGTTGGGTTGATCGGTCTAAAACACAGAGCTAATGTGTGGGCATTGGAAAACACCACTCAAGGAAAACAAAATGAAGCAAAACAAAACAGAAAACCAAGTTGTACATATCGACTTTGACAACATTGGCGAAAGAGAAGACTGGGTTCAAAAATTCTTGGACAACCCATCCCTCCACGATAATGGATATTTCACCTTGGTTGCCGAGCTCGGCGGCGTTCCCAAAAAGTTTTTAAGGAAATACGGTATCAAGGAACATTTGAACTTTGTGCGATTAGCTGACAAATTCCGCAACACTAGCGAAAGAAAGGCAAAAAAAGACCCGTTGGTGATCGAAAACACTCAACAGATATATGCACTCGCAATCAGGCTTGGATTTAGTCAAAAAGAATCTGCATTGATAGCCGAACGAGTAACAAAGATGGCCTTTGGCAGCGCTCGTTACATAAGGGATTACTGCATGCCGATCATGGACAACATCAAAGCCAAGAGGAAATATCCGGAGCTTGCAGATGTTTTCGGTTGGTTCTAAATAGCTAAATAGATACCATAGTTTCCCAGGCGCCTTCGGGCGCTCTTTTGTTGTCGGTTTTAGGTACTTCCGGGGACTTTCGGGATTGCGGGCGTGAAACCCCGATTTTTCTCTACATCTGAAAAATTTCAGGGGGTTGTAAAGTAAAAATTAGGAGATTTTATGACGACTCAGCAGCAAATAGCAGAACACCTCGGACTGAGTCAACAAGCAGTTTCTAAGCAGCTTTCAAAACTTGGGATTGATTGGAAAACGGCGAGCTTGGATCAGATCCGACTCGAATACATCAAGCAGCTTCGAAAGGCCGCTGCCGGACAAACGGACGAATACATGAAGGTAAAACTGGCTCGGGAGCGAATCGAGACCGAGCGAGTGCTCATCCAGCTCAAAAAAGAAAAAGGCGAGCTCGTGGATATCAAGGAATTGATTCCCGTGCTTCGCACCGTTTTCTCAGGTTTTAAAAACCGCCTACTGGCGATTCCGAATTTTGTCCGAAGCGAAGTTTATGTAGCCACCGGTCGGGAAATGGATGAACTCGTCTTTACCGAAAAGTGCGAAGAGACTCTGAAGGATTGTTATGAATACGTCAACGGCTATAGCCAAACTATTGAAAGTTCTGGCGGCGGAGGTGGCGCCCCCGGTTAGGATGACGACCACCGAATGGGCCGAAAAGTATCGGTTCATGAGTCCGAAGTCCACAGCCCTTCCGGGCCGTTACGTGGCCTCGGCAACTCCGTGGGTTGCCGGAATCCACGAAGCACTTGATGATCCGAAAGTTTTTAAAGTCGTCGCTCAGAAGTCCGCCCAGGTCGCGTGGACTGACGGCGTTCTTTTGAACTATATCGGTCACCGAATTCACTTGGCTCCCTGCCCCATCATTGTCATGTTTGACAAAGAAGGCTCGGCCAAAAAATTCAACGAAGAGAAATTCGTTCCGATGGTTGAAGTGACACCTTCGCTTTCCGCCTTGATTCCTGTCGGATCCAAGCGAGACCGAGACAACAAATGGGGCTTTAAAGGTTTCCCGGGCGGATTTTTAAAATTTGTGAGTTCCAATTCTCCGTCCGAAGTGAAATCGACGCCGGCCCCAGTGGTCTGCGTGGAAGAGCCGGACGACTGTAATTCGGACGTCAAGCAGCAAGGCGATACGATAAAACTTTTGGAAGAGCGAACCAAGTCCTTTCCTAGGCGCAAGATTATCTTCGGGGGCACACCAACCGTGGCCGGTTTATCCAAGGTCGAGGCCGCCTACCGAGAAAGCGATAAGAGAAATTTCTTTGTAAGGTGTTCGCACTGCGGAGAGTGGCAAACACTCTCCTGGGAGAACGTGAGTTGGCAGCACGAAGAAGGTCGTCGGCACGAAATCTTCGGCGATGCGCTGCCGGAAACTGCTCGCTACGTTTGTCCGTTTTGCGGCTCGCAATGGAGTAACGAAGAGAAAAACCGAGCGGTAAAACACGGTGAATGGAGACCGACGGCAGATTTTACCGGCGTGGCAGGTTTCTACATCAACGAGCTTTACAGTCCGTTCCCCGGATCGAGTTTGGAAGAAATCGTTAAGAAATTCCTTTCAGCCAAAACAAAACTCGATCAGGGTGATGACAGCTTCATGAAAAGCTTTGTCAATAACCAGCTCGGGCTTCCGTACGAATTTTCAAACGGCCTGCCGGATATTAACGACCTTGCAGAACGCTGCGAAGATTACGAAGAAATGACGGTTCCTGTAATGGGAGTGGTCCTTACCGCAGGCGTCGACGTGCAGCACGATCGACTGGCCGTCATCATTCGAGCGTGGGGAGCCGGGGAAGAGTCCTGGTTGGTGTATTGGGGAGAAATCCACGGCACGACCATGATTCCGGAGAAAGGCGCCTGGGAGGATCTGGACAAACTCTTGGATCAGGATTTCCTTTGTCAGGGCGAATATAAGGCAAAGATTCGGGCTGTTTCGATCGACTCTTCAGACGGTCAGACAAACGATGCGGTTTATTCGTATGTCCGAGCAAGAAGACAGAAAGGTTACATGGCCGTGAAAGGGTCGTCAGTCAACGACGATTCGAAGGAAATCTTCACGACCCCTAAAGTTTCGGTTGACCTAAACGGCAGATACAAGGCCACGCGCTTCGGCGTGAAACCATTCATTGTCGGCACCAGCCGGGCCAAAGATCTGATCCTCGGGGTTGATGCCAACGGCGGACGTGTGAAACTTACCGGCGACGGTCCGGGTAGGCTCCACTGGTACAAGAACGTAAGACCGGACTATTTTGAACAGTTAACAAGCGAAGTTAAAGCTCCCAAAGGCAGAGGATTAAAACGCGTTTGGCAAAAGAAGTCCGGAGTCAGAAATGAGGCTCTGGACTGCGAAGTTTATGCGCTCCATGCTGCCCGTTCTTTACGACTCCACTTATGGAAAAAGGAGCGGTGGGAGACGGAACTTGCTGAGCAAAAACAGCTCAGACTCTTTTCTGATGAGGATTCCGCACCCGCTCCCCAAAAAAATATCGAAAAACAAACCGCTCCGCAAACGGAAGTAGAAAACGTTGCACCTCCTGCGGAGGTCGCATCTGAGCCCCCCAAAGAGGTTCCTCGGGACGACTTCTTCCGGGCGTTTGAAAATCAAGGAGATTATGGATGGTAGAAACCTTTACCGTTGGGGATAGTTTTGAATGGAAGATCGATTTTAGGCACGGCTATCACCCGCATAAGTTACCGAGCAAAGTATCGGTAAAGGCGTTTATAAAAAACGCCGACTCGGACCCGGTGGAACTTACTAACGCGGCTATTGAGAGCAAACACATCAGCGTCTTTTTAAGTTCAAAAGACTCTCTGAAGTTAAAACCCGGGCGGGCCAGCTTGATCTTGCGTTTTGCGAATGAGGATGGTTTTAGAAAAACCCTAATAGCTGACACTTTTGAAATCATGCCGGCTATTGAGGATGAAACATTCGATCCTCGCACCGAGGCTCAGCGCTGCCTCGATCAGGCCCGTTCAGCCCTTTCAAAGTTCATCGCGAGCGGCGGCCGAGTGAAAAGGTACACCATAGGCTCCCGCACAATCGAATACTCGACGATTACGGAACTTCAAAAAGTCATCGATTATTACCTCGAACAGGTTTACTTAGAGGAATGCCGGAGAGCGGGACGCGATCCTAGAAAAATTCTGGTGAAATTCGTATGAAAAAAAGTAAACGAAAACTTAAGCGGACAACCGATAGACCGGCTATGAGCACCGGTGAAATAGTCGGGTTGAACGAGCGAGCGTTTGCGGCCGCCGCAGGAAACCGTTTCACGGCAGATTGGAGGGCTTGGGGAACTTCGCAGGATGCAGAGTTGGCCAACGACCTCACAACTCTGCGTAATCGCAGCCGACAGATGCTGCGGGACAACCCGCACGCTATGAACATCTGCCGCATCGTGCAGAACAATGTTGTCGGCAGCGGGATCTCGACTCAGGCAAGAATCGTACTTCCGAATGGAGAACCGGACGATGCTTTGAATAATGCAATTGAATCGGCGTGGGCTGAATGGTGCGAAAAGGAAACGTGCCATACAGCGGGGCAGCTTTCCATGACAGATATGCTTCGGCTGGCCATGGCCGGTGTATTCCGAGACGGAGAATTTTTTATTCGGAAAATTCATCGCGTCTTTGGTCGCGGAGAAATTCCATTTGCTCTTGAGGTCATCGAGCCGGACCTTCTCCTTGATTTTGAAGGAGCTCCGGTGCGATCTAATAACGGTGCAGAACTGCGGCTCGGCATTGAAGTCGACGATTGGATGCGGCCAATAGCCTATTGGTTCCGAGACAAGCATCCGGGAGACCTGATTTTTCCGCAGACGGAGAAAAAAGCCAGAAGAATACCGGCCAAAGAAATCGAGCACCTGTATGTCGTTAACCGCTGGCCGCAAACTCGCGGAACACCGTGGATGCATTCGATTCTTTTGCGCCTTCGGCAAATGTCCGGATATGCGGAATCTGAGCTTATAGCAGCACGAATAGCCGCAAACAACGTCGGTTTTATTGAACAAAATATTGATGTTGAGCCGACAGCATCAGGCGCTAAAGTTCACATACCTCCGATGGAGCGATCTGAACCGGGAACTTTCCGGCGACTGCTTCCGGGAGAAAAGGTCACTCCCACAAATTTGAATCGGCCGGCAGGAAATTTAGAAGTTTTCATGCGGTACATGTTGCGCGAGATTGCATCCGGCGTCGGCGTCTCTTACGAGTCGTTGAGCCGGGATTACAGTCAAAGCAACTATTCCTCCAGCCGCCTTGCTTTAACGGACGAAAGAGAGAATTGGCGAGTTCTTCAGCGCTGGCTAATCGATAACTTCCTCTCTCGAATTTATCGAGAGTGGCTTGATGCAGCGGTAGTCTCCGGAAGAATCCGGATCAAGGACTATTTCCAAAACAAAAGAAAGTATCAAGCTGTTGAATTTAAACCCAGAGGTTGGCCTTGGGTGGATCCTTCAAAGGAAATGAAGGCTTACGAAACTGCGGTCCGTTTAGGCATCATGTCGCGGGCGGATGCGGCAGCCACGAGCGGAAGCAACCGCGATATCCAAGAAATCTTCAAAGACATTAAGGCAGAAACCGAAATGATTAAAAAGGACGGACTTGACTGGATGCTGAAGGCAAGCCCACAAAATGAGGGAATTTCAACCGATAGAGGTAAAGATGATGACGATAAAGACTGACCCGGCGCAATGCCGGGTTTTTCGTACCCGGGCACTGGAAACCGGAATAAAGGAGCGAACCTTCAAGTTTGAGCGCGCTCAAGAGACAAATGAAGAAAATCGCACTATGCGAATTTCTGTGGCTAGCGAGTACCCGGTCGATCGATGGGGCGACAAGGAAATCCTAAGCCATTCCCCGGGAGCGCAAAAAATCGGAGAAAGGCAGCAATCTATGCCGCTTCTCTTTAACCACAAACCCGACAACATTATCGGTGTCGTGGAATCTCTCACCCAAGAAGGAAAGAGAACCTACGCAAACATCCGTTTTGCAAAAACTCCGGAAGGAGAAAAAGCCTTTTCTTTAGTCAGAGAAAAAATCCTGACAAACGTCTCTGTCGGTTATGCGGTGAACAAATATGAGTTGGATACGACCTCGGATGTTTACCGCGCGATCGATTGGGAAATTATGGAAGTTTCACTGGTATCCATCCCTGCCGACCCAACGGTCGGAGTTTATAGATCTTTAACCACATTGGAGAACAACCAAATGGCATTACCTGCTACAACAAATACCAAACCTGCTGCTCCTGCAGCAAACCACGCTGAATCCCCTGTCCAGCAAACAAGAGAGGCTCCGGGTTCTCAGGCTTCTCCGGCCCCTGTCACGATTGACGTTCAAGGCATTGAAAGACGAGCCGCAGAAGCAGCCGTTGAAAGAGTTCGGGCAATTCAGACCATGTGCCGCGATTTTGATATCAGCGACTCCGACGCCGATCGTTTCATTCGCAGCGAGCAATCCCTCGACCAAGTCAGAGCGGCAGTGATGGATCAATTAAAGAGCCGTAGAGCCACACCTGCAGCGTCTCAATCCAGAGCTGTCGGCATCGACTTCAACTTAGGCTTGTCCCCGCAGGAAAGACAGCGCTATTCCCTGGTTCGAGCCATTAACGCCTATTGCTCCGGTAATTGGAATAACGCCGGCTTTGAAAGAGAAATCAACCAAGAACTCTCTAAGAGAATGGGACGTTCCTCTCAAGGCTTTTTTATGCCGACAGACCTTCCCTTCTACGGATCTCGCGATGCAGGATACAGCGCAGGATCCGCGGTCGACGGCGGCAATACTATCGCTACAGACCTTTTGGCCGGCTCCTTCATTGATATGCTGCGCAAGAGATCTATTGTTTTGAGTCTCGGCGCTACCTTCCTTACCGGCTTGCAAGGCAAAGTTGAAATTCCTCGCCAGAGCGAGGCAACAACTGCCCAGTGGATTCCTGAAAACGGCACAGTTACTCCGACCAATGCGAAGTTTGACAAGATCGCACTCAACATGAAGACGATCGCTTCTAAGACCTTCATGAGCCGTAACCTTATCCTTCAGAGCTCGATCAACATCGAAAACTTCGCTCGCATGGAATTGATCCGCAGTTTAGCTGAAGGTATTGACCAGGCAGCGCTCTATGGAACCGGCGCTAACAATCAGCCGACAGGTATCGCCAACTATACAGGCATCAACGAAGTTGTCGGCGGCGAAAACGGCGCTCCGTTGAGCTTCGATCATCTGATCGAAATGGAAACGCTCGTGGCAGAAAAGAATGCCGACGTGGCCAATATGACTTACTTGGCCAATGCCCGCACAATCGGCTGGCTCAAGCAGTTAAAGAACCGCGATGGCGGCTATTTATGGAAAGCCATCACCGACACAAGACGTAACTCCATCCCGGGAGAACTCAACGGATATCCGGTTGCTCGCTCCAACAGAGTCCGCAGCGATTTGGACAAGGGCACTTCGAAGGGCGTCTGCTCTGATCTATTCTTTGCTAACTGGGCTGACTTGATCGTTGGCGAATGGGGTGTGATTGAAATTCTTCCGAACCCGTATTCTTCTACCGCGTTTGATAACGGCGGCGTCGAAGTTCGCGCTCTGCAATCCGTAGACCTCAACATCCGTCATCCGGAATCCTTCTGCGTAATGCGTGATGCCTTGGTCACAAGTTCTGCTGCCGCAGCAGTTGCAGGCACTGCAGCTTCTGGGGGTGCTTCTTCTGAGGAAACAGGCGGTACTTCTTCCGAAAAAACGGACGAATAAACCTGAACGGGCGGCTCAAGCCGCCCGTGGAGCGAACCGATGACAAGTTTTAGAGAAATGCTTCAGGACGATGTCGATTCGGTTTTTCTGAATGAAGAGGAGTTTGCCGAAATTCATGAAATCAACGGCAAGAAGATAAAGTGCGTAATTGACAAAGATATCCGGGCGGCCCTTGGAAACAGCGGGGAAGCAGCAGAATTCTTGGGCGTTTTTAGAAATACTCTAACCGTTTTCATTAATGCTAAAGAAATGACGCCTCCGAAGGCCGGATCACGTTTTGCTATCGACGGATCTCTTCACTTGGTCGTCGAATCCTATGTCGAAGACGGAATGCTCAAAGTCGTTGCTCAAGAGGTTCTGTCATGAAGCAATTTAAAGTCTCTGTTTCAAACAACGCTCTTTCTCGTGCGGAATCGGCTCTGGAAGAAATACCGAGAGCTTTTCAAAAAGCGCTCCCCAGAGCTATTAACCGCACTTTAATTTCAGGCCGTGTAATTGCATCAAAGGCGGCTGCTGAAAAATTCTCCGTAAAAGCCTCTGAAGTTAAGAAGGCGTGCCGGATTGTCAAAGCATCTGGTAAGAAGCCTGAAGGGGAGCTTCGGCTCTCCGGCTCAAACTTGCCTCTGCGATCGTTTTCTCACACTCCTCGATCAGAAAACACGACAGGCGCTCGTCGCAAACAAGTCTCCGTATCTATTTCCAGATCGCGCAGAGAAGTCCTAAATAAAGGATTCAAGTGGCGCGGACATATTTTCGAGAGAACGGGAATTCGAAAGGCAACGAAAGCTAACCCCAGGGTTCACGAAACGATCAAGAAGCGTTACGGACCTTCTGTCGTCGCAATGGTCGGGAATCAAGCTGAGAAAGTACAAGACCGTATGAATGAGATGCTTCAGACCCGTTTGGACCACGAGGTAAACGCAATTTTGGAAGGAAAAGCAAAGTGAATGAAATTAACTTATGCGACTCATTAGTAGAGTTGGTCAAAGAAACCGTAAAAAATTTCCGGCTATTAAACAAAAACGGGGAGGCAGTCACCCCGAAAGTTTATAGCGGATTCTTGCCGTTAAAGAACGATGAGGAGGTCTTCCCTTATGTTTTGGTTCGTCATGAAAAGTCATCCACCGACTGGGAGGGAACTAACTGCTCCGTTTCAATCATTGCCGGATCATTCTGTGACGGAAAAGGGTCTTCAGGAATAGAAGGCGAGGACATGAACGGTCAGAAAGACTGCCTATTGGTTCTCTCGGCTATCCGGACCGCACTTTTAGAGCTTCCTGCCGAAACGCTGGCCGAAAGGTACGTCTTGATGCCTAAGATAGACATCGATATCCATTCTGAACAAGCTTTCCCGTACTGGCAGGCCGATATGACCACAAATTGGTTCATGCCGCAGCCGGCCATGCAGCATATCAGGAGTGATTTCTGATGAATGCGCGTGTTTACATCGGGCCGTCGTTCCCTGGTTTGACCGAGGGGACGATTTTTTATGGCGATCTTCCTCCTCATCTGAAGAACCTTTTTTCAGAAAAGTATCCTTCCGCTCGGCATTTAATCGTTCCCGTGAGCTCCCTGCAGCAGGCTCGGAAAGATATGCACGTGCAGGGACAAATACTGAATTTTTATCTCAAACAACTTTTAAAGGAACTAGAAAATGGCGTATGAACATGGTGTTCGTATTTCCGAGCAGGCCACCAGCCTGCTGCCGACCGTTGAAGTCTCCGCGGGTATTCCGGTGATTATCGGCACCGCAGCGGTCAATATGGCCGATCCGGAGAATGTAAATAAACCCAAACTTTGCTATTCCTATGCTGAAGCAGTGGAGGCTTTCGGCCACGTTCCGGCAGAACTTGATCCGGAATCCGGCCTCAAAAAATTCCGCTTCAGTATTTCCGAACTCATTCAGTCGGCATTTTCTCTTTACGGAGTTTGTCCGATTATTGCGATCAATGTTTTGGATCCTGCAAAACATAAGTGCACGGTCTCCGCGACTTCAGTAAGACTTGACCCTAAGACCGGACAAGGGGTGGTAGAAGAGACTGGCATTCTTCCGGCCGGCCTTACGTTATCTTCTGAGAGCAGGAACTATTCGGTCAATGATGACTTCGTCCTTTCTTTTGATGATGACGGTTTCCTTGTGATTACAAGCTTGAAAAATGAAGACGGCGACTTCAGGTGTCAGACAGGAACGGACCTCACGCTTTTCGCAGAGAAACTCGATCCATCCAAGGTTACCGAAGAGGACATTATCGGCGGCGTGGACACCGAAGGTAGAAAGCGCGGGCTGGAGCTTATCTCGAACATCTTCCCGCTCTTCCGTCTGGTGCCGGGCACAATCATCGCTCCGGGCTACTCGGAAAATCCGGGAGTGGCGGCGGTAATGGCCGCAAAGTGCGCTTCAGTCAACTCTGTGTTTAAGTCTGTTTGTGTGGTCGATGTACCGACAGACACGGTAAAACAACACACGGAAGTTGCCGCATGGAAAAATGACAACAATATCGTTGATCCTCTTCAGATTGCCTGCTGGCCGGAAATAAGACTAGACGAGACAATTTATCGTATGTCCACCCAGATCGCCTGTTTAATGGCTCAGGTTGACAGCGAAAATGACGACGTGCCGTATGTCTCCCCGTCAAACCACAATCTTCAGATGACCGGAACAGTGCTTAAGGATGGCACTGAAGTCGTATTGGGACAGGACAATGGAGCCTATCTCAACGGAGAAGGCGTCGTTACCGCTTTGAACTTTATCGGCGGCTGGGTCGCCTGGGGTAATAGAACGGCGGCTTATCCGGGCAGCACGGATGTGAAAGATACCTTCATCCCCGTTCGCAGAATGTTCAACTGGATCGGAAACACCTTCGTTCAAACTTTCTGGCCGAGAATAGACGGTCCACTCAATCGCAGACAGGTTCATACGATTGTTGA